ATTATCCTGTTAAAAATCGTTGTCAATTTTCTTGGTATTGTGATGGGTTGAGTGACAAACCTAAAGACCTAGAAACATATGAAAGATTTTTAAATTACGCTATAGGTTGGTTACATTCAACTATACCTTTCATAGATATTACAGATGGTGCTTTGTTTTACCATGCAGATTATGTAACACCTGGCTGGGCAAAAACAAAACAGAAAACGGTGGAAATTCAAGACCACATCTTCTACAGATGGAAACTTAGAAAATGAAAGAGACATAAATATTATGGTATTACTAGATTCAACGGAGATTGCTGCTATGAGAGAAGATCGAACCAGTTACATAGTAAGACGCACAAGAGAAGAACGCACCAAACCACTCCTAGATACTTCCAACGGGGATTTAGAAGGTGAAAATATGATATTAAGAATTGAAATCCAGCAGTTACAAGAACAATTGCAAAATTCCTATAAACGGATTGCAGAACTTTCGGCAACCGTTTTTAAAAAACGGATTGCAGAACTAAGAAACTCAAAACCCAAACAATTAGAATTGAGATTTTGATGCCAACATATACATTTTTTAATGAACAGTCTGGAATAGAATGGGATGAATTTCTAACTATATCCGAAAGAGATAAGTTTCTAACAAAAAACCCTCAAGTCAAGCAAAGAATTCAACCTGTCGCAATTGCCGGTGACCATTTAATGGGTGTAGGACCTAAAGTAGATGGTGGTTTTACAGAAAATATGCAACGCATTGCGGCAGCTCACCCAAACTCACCCATGTCAGAAAGATGGGGTGGTAATACAATGTCTCACAAAGAAATTAAAACTCGCAGAGTTATTGAAAAACATGCAAAGAAAGTTGCTAGAGATGGATTTTCAGCAAATAAGGGGTCAACTCTTGCAAATAAATAATATGGTGCAAGCGAGACATAAAACTTCAGCAAGGGACGCACTGCGTCTATGCAAGCTGAGAAGTCAATCCGCTTATGCACCTAGAGAGGGGGGAGCACCCCCTGCTTTCCCCTCTCACTTTAATTTTATGAACTAAAGAGAAGAATAATGGCATCGAAGAAAAATAAAGAAATCAATCACAACAACTTAACCACTGTTAAGCCTATTGGTGATAATCAGAAGGAAGTTTTTAGCACTTGGAAAAAGGGAAAGAACCAATTTCTGTTTGGTGCTGCTGGTACAGGTAAAACCTTTATATCATTATATCTTGCACTGAATGATGTGTTTGACTTAAAGAAGCCTTATGATAAAGTGGTGTTGGTTCGTTCCCTTATACCCACAAGAGAGATAGGTTTTCTGCCAGGTGATGAGGAAGATAAGGCTGCTCTCTATCAAGTACCATATCAGAACATGGTACAATTTATGTTTGAGTTGCCAAATGAACAACAATTTAACACTCTATATGACAAGTTAAAGGGACAAGGCAGCTTATTCTTTTTATCAACTTCTTTTCTAAGGGGGCTGACATTTGACAACAGCATCATTATAGTAGATGAGTGTCAGAATTTAAATTTTCACGAATTGGATACGATTATCACAAGGGTCGGCCAAGACTCAAAAATTGTATTTTGTGGAGACTTTGATCAGACTGATTTATTAAAACAAAACGAAAGGAACGGGCTTCATAACTTTTTAAGAATTTTAAATGAAATGGAAGAGTTTAATTGTGTAGAATTTACTTTGGGTGATATAGTTCGCTCTGGTTTTGTTCGTACTTATCTTATTAATAAGATTAAATTGGGCATTGGGGTAGAATAATGGATATAGAACAACTTAGATTGGAATTAGCAAAAGATGAGGGCTGTATACATGAGGTATACCTTGATCATCTTGGTTATCCCACTTTTGGAATCGGCCATCTTATCAAAGATAGTGATTCCGAATATGGTTGCGAAGTTGGTACAGCCATTAGTGAAGATAGAGTTATTTCTGCATTTGAGAATGACGTAAAAACAGTCCTAAGTGATTGTGAAAAACTCTATCCGTTGACATTTGGAAACTTACCAGAAGAAGTCCAGCTGATCATTGCAAATATGATGTTTAATATGGGATATACAAGGTTGAGTAAGTTTAAAGGCATGAAAAAAGGGGTTCATTCTCACGATTGGGATGCAGCCGCAGATGAAATGGTTGATTCTAGATGGTATCGACAAGTTACCAACAGAGCAGAAAGACTCGTTGAAAGAATGAGAAGTGTATGAAATCTTGGGAATACACCCAAAAACAATGGGATAGAGAAATAGGGTGGGGCAAGGTTCCACCAGAATATGTATATGATAAAGATAAGGTGAAAAATTATGACGTTCAATCACAAAACAGTGAAACTACCAGAACTAACGACAGAGACAATAAACAGAAAGAGATACTACGTAACTCCAGAGGGGAATAAGTACCCCTCTATAACTACTGTTTTGTCCATTCGCAAAAAAGAAGGTTTGCTTGAATGGAGAAAACGTGTAGGTAACGATGTTGCAAATCATGTTGCCCGTACCGCTGCGGCCAGGGGTACTAAAGTCCACCATATGTGTGAAGACTATCTCAACAATGAACATGATAGCTTTGAAAAACACAAGAAAGATTTTCTTCCTTGGTGCTTATTCACACAACTGCAACCGTTTTTAGATAATCATATAAATGATATTTACACCCAAGAGGCGAAACTTTATAGTAATAAATATAAGGTAGCGGGTAGAGTTGACTGTATTGCAGAGTACAATGGTGTACTCTCTATTATAGATTTTAAGACCTCAACTAAAGAACGCAATGACGAATGGAACGAAAATTACTATATCCAAGGTTCTGCATATGCAGAAATGTTTGAAGAAAGAACAGGGATTGAAATCAATCAAGTTATTATTCTTGTAGTAACAGAGGATGGTACTGTTCAAGAGTTTATTAAGGATAAAAGTTCATTTCTTCCAATGTTGTCAGAAAGTGTTACTGAATGGAATAAAGGAAATGAAATACCTATTGCTGTTGACGATGATGTTTCTGTTGGTAGCGTGTCAAACCACACCAATTGAACCAGAATCACATATACAGGCTTCAAATAAGGAAACACAATCCCCAGAACAATCAACAGATGCCTTGCCGGTTCTTATATTATCAATACCACAAGTTTGTTTTTTAAGTGGAAGAATTGATAAAATTCTTAATAAATTTAATGAAAAAATTGTTATGACATGGGTAGTTGATAATGAAGACAAGGAAACAGAACGCCGTGCTTTGGGAATGTTAACAATAAATGACAAAACAAAAACCCTGACTGTAGCATATACAGCAAGGATAGTTAACAATGCAACAGGGGAAGCTCACCCCAGACTTTGTGTTGCAATGACAGGTATAAATATGACACATAATAACAAAGAAGTTAAAATTCTATATAATAAATAACACAGTATTTAGATAGGAGAATAATATATGTTTAAACGACTTTTAGTATTAGTTGCACTTGCAGCTAGTATAACTTTTCACCCTGTTATGGCAGAAAGCCTAAAAACAGAAACGGAAGCACCTGTAAAGAAGATTACAGAAATGCTTTACCCTACGGTAATGATTGATGTAACAGGTAAAGGTGTTGGTTCTGGTACAGTAATTTTTAGTAATAATAGAAGCCATAAATCTTGGAAAGATGAGGGTGTTTGGACACTTGTTATAACCAATCACCATGTCGTTGAAGAAGCTATCAGCATTGGTGAAGAATTTGATCCTAAAAAGGGCAAATCAGTAAAGGTCGAGACTCGCAGACCACTACATATCCGTTTGTGGGATTATAACGATTATAGTACAGCTGTAGGAACCACAGGTCGTGTAGCACGTATTGTTGGATGGGATAAACAAGGCGATCTTGCTTTACTGCGTTTGGATGATAAAGAACGTGTAATAAAAAATGTCGCACAACTCTGGGCAGAACATGCCGGCGGGCCATACCTATTTCAGACAGTATGGGCAATCGGTAGTGGTATGGGCAATCCCCCCTATCCGACTCAGGGACTATTAAGTGGTATTAGTGGTAAAGATCGTACTGGTCGATCCTTATACCTATCAAGCTCACCTATTATCTTTGGTAATAGTGGCGGTTCTCTCTGGGCCTATAGTAAGAAACGAGATAAGTATGAACTGATTGGTATTCCATCAATGGTTGGCGCTTATGGTTGGGGAAGTATTATACCTCACATCGCTTGGTCTAGACCTATTTCTGAGATTCGTTCATTTTTGAGAGAAAATGGGTTTGGATTTGTCCTTGGTGATAAAGATACTCCGAAACCTGAGAAAAAAGAAGAAAAAGAAGAAAAGGGGAGTTGACAATACCATTATAATATGTTATAAATATAATACAATTCAATGATATGGATTGAAAGACGTACAGGACATGGGTGCAATTCCCATTGCCTCCACCAAAAGGAGATTAGTGTGGAAAAAGAAGTTATGAGGGGCCAATCAGATGCTGAAGACCCCCTTAGTACGAGAGGCCGGTAGGTGGATGCTTAAAGCCTACATGGTTTGGTCTATTTGTGCTGATCTTTTTCTTATAGGTGGAATAATTTATCTAGTCTTTTTTTGATGGGGGCAAATTAGGTTCGACTGGCGTGCAATAGAGAAGTGGAGAATTGTCGGGTGACTCCGTTATTG